ATTAATGATGCACTACAATAACCAACTATGAAAGAACTGTTTAAACTGACAATTGAGTTCACAAGGATATTTATTGGATTTATACTTGCCATAATGATATTGGGAACATTTGATTTATACTACGAAATAAAACGATTAATAAAATGAAATATTCATCTAGCTTTACACACGACCTAAACTTTGGCGAAAAAGCCGAAGATTTAATAAATTATATGTTTTCCGATGGTAAACATATTGAAGTAAAAAACGATAGGTTAATTCATAAAACAGGAAACTTATTCTTTGAATACGAATCAAGAGGTAAGCCCAGCGGATTAGCAACCACAACCGCAGAGTATTGGATTTATAGAATAGATGAACTTGACATATCTTTTATATTTCCAACTAAAGCACTAAAACAAGTTTGTAGGGTTTACTACAAAGAAAACTTATTCCTTAAAAACGGAGGGGATAACAACAGTTCTAAAGGATTTTTAATTCCATTAACAAAATTACTAAACGACATAGCAAATGAATGGAGCAGAGAACGCACAACAAGTGAGAATGATATACCTAGACAATAAACAAGAAATAATATTTAAATCAATATCCTACGCAAAAAGAATAACAGGTGTAAATGAATACCAAATCAAACAATCATTAAACCCTGTGAACAAGAAACGATTTACCCATAAAGACCGAATAGTTGTTTTTCGTACTATAAAACCCTAATTTTGCATTATGGCTTTACAAACTATCCCAAGATTAACCGCAAAGGCTCAACAAATATTTAACCGCTACATTAGGACTAGAGATAGTCAAGATGGATATTTTACTTGTATTAGTTGCGGTCAGGTAAAGGATTTTGAATATATGGATGCTGGGCATTATGTTCCTGTTAAGGGTAGTTCAGCATTAAGATTTGATGAGTACAATGTAAACGGAGAATGTAAATCTTGCAACGGCTTTGACCAATTCCACCTGATAGGCTATCGCAGAAACCTAATTGATAAGATAGGGGAACGAATGGTATTGCACCTAGAAAGCCAACACAGGCTCATAAAGAAATGGTCAAGGACTGAATTAAACGAACTAATTGAAAAATATAAGTAATGGCTAAACTAAACGCAGCTGGTAAGGTAAACTTTGGCACAAGAAAAAAAGGTAAGTACAAAAAAAGTAACGGACCGAAAGACAAACCAACAAAACCATATAACCGACAAGGATAATGAAAGATACATTTTGTAAAAGAGAATACAAGTGCAAATGTGGAATAATTATTGAGGACTATGTTTGGCAAAGTTCCATAAAGGAACACACCATCAAATGCAAGTGTAAAAAAGAAATTGGCTACAATAATCTAATTATAAATAATGTTGTTAAATCAGCATCTATAAGAACACCAACAAAGAACCGATAATGTTAATCAACGAAATCAAACCAAACCCAAACAATCCTAGACTGATTAAAGACCATAAGTTTAAACAACTTGTTAAGTCAATCCAAGATTTCCCCCAAATGCTTGAGTTGAGACCTATTGTAATTGATGAAAACAATATGGTATTAGGTGGCAATATGAGACTAAAGGCTTGTATTGAAGCTGGGCTTAAAGATGTACCTGTAATCCACGCTAACAATTTAAGCGAAGCACAAAAGAAAGAATTTATTGTAAAAGATAATGTTGGATATGGCGAATGGGAGTGGGATGCTTTGGCAAACGAATGGAACATTGAAGATTTAGATAATTGGGGATTAGATATACCAGCATTCGCAAATGATATAGAACAACCAAAGGACAATGCCATCGGAGGTACGACTTGTCCGAATTGTGGTGTAACTTTGTAAAATAGTGAAACAATAGTGAGATTATGGCTAATGAACAAAATTTAACCCCATTTAAAAAAGGGGAAGTTGCAAACCCTAATGGCAGACCTAAAGGAGTTCCTAATTCAAGAACTCGTTTACTGCGTTTACTTGAACTTGTTACCAAAGTGCGTAACCCTGTTACAGGCGAAGATGAGGAGTTTACAATAGCTGAACAACTAGATATGAAGATAATTGCAAAGGCAATGAAATCCGACTTAAGGGCTTATCAGGAAATACTTGATAGATTAGAAGGCAGAGCAAAACAAACAACCGACATTAACGCAAACATTCAAGGTAGCGTTCAAATAGTAATACAAGAAGATGACCGATGCAAACCAATTGAAGATTAATGCAACCCCTGTATTCTTTGCCAACAAAAGAGCATACGAAGGCAATTATCCTGTCATTTGCAATGAAGGTGGCACAAGGAGTTCAAAGTCTTATTCCATTGTTCAGTTACTGATTGAGATAGCCTACAACAATCCAAAGACAAGGATTTCAATAGTATCGCATTCCCTTCCACATATTAAGCGTGGAGTTTATAGGGATTTTAAAAGTATAATGGAGAATTGGGGTTTATGGCAAGACAATGATTTTAGCTTTTCCGATTTTATATACACTTACCCTAATGGGTCTTACATTGAACTGTTTGGATTAGAAGATGAAAGCAAGGCAAGAGGACCAGCAAGGGATGTGCTATTCATAAACGAAGCCAACTTAATCAAAAGAACTTTATACGACCAATTACTAATGCGAACCACAGGTAAGGTGTTCCTTGATTGGAATCCTGCTGACTTCGTTAATTGGGTTTATGAAATAGCTGACAACCCTGAAAACAAACGCATACATTCTACCTACTTAAACAACCTGCCTAACCTATCCGAATCACAAATAAAAAACATAGAGCAATATAAAAACCTACCTGATGATTTTATGTGGAAGGTTTACGGATTAGGGGAACGAGGTGCAGCAAAAGAACTTATCTACACCCAATGGAAGCAATACGACACCGCACCTGATGGCGATGTATTCTATGGGCTTGACTTTGGGTATGTTCACCCAGCTGCACTCATAAAGGTTACCCATCACGAAGGCGAAAACTATTTTGAGGAAATCATTTATCAAAGCGGACTAACACTATCCGACCTTACAAGATTGATAAAAGAGAAAGTGCCTGAACGAGCAACAATATACGCAGATGCAGCAGAACCAAAATCAATAGAGGAACTTTACCGACAAGGATTTAATATTAAACCTGCTCAAAAAGATGTATGGGCAGGAATAGTTAAAATGAAATCTTATCCTATAAACATTCACTTTCATAGTCAAAATCTTAAAAGGGAATTTATGTCTTACAAATGGAAAAAGGATAAAAATGATAATGTAATTGAAGAACCTGTTAAAGCAAATGATGATGCTTTAGATGCTTCACGATACGCAGTATTTACTCACTTGACAAAACCTAAATTTGCTATTTCGGTGTTTTAAATATTATTAGTATATTTGTATATGAATGAAATATTTAAGCCTATTAAAGGACACGAAAGTTATTTAATATCTAATCTTGGTAATGTAAAATCATTAGGTAAAGTTGTTCCTTTTTATAAAGGTGGCACTAAAAAATACCCTGAAAGAATGCTAAAACTTCAAAAATATAGATATGTTTTTGTTGATATTGATTGTAAAAAAAGATTAGTACATAGACTTGTTGCTGAAGCATTTATACCAAATCCTGAAAACAAGCCACAAGTAAATCATAAGGATAGTAATAAATTAAATAATAATTTAGATAATTTAGAGTGGGTTACACAATCCGAAAATAGCATACATTCTTATAAAAATAGATTAACAATAAAGACAAAAAATAAACTTGTAAAAGATTTAAATACAGGTATAATTTATAATTCTATAAAAGAATATGGTAAAACAACAAATTTATCTATATATAAATTATATCATAGAATCAATAAAGGGTTAATCCCAAATATAAGTATTGTATAAGATTAGTATAATTTCTTTAACTTTGTTTAAATTCTAATAATATGGGTTTATTTGACATCTTCACTAAAAAGAAGATTAACACACTATTTCCAACAATTCCGATGAACTCCCAAATAGCAATTGAAAGGGGTATAGTTACTTGGCAAGGAGCAGACCAAAGAAGTTTTGTTGATGATGGATATGTAGCAAACGATATAGTTTACTCAATCATTAAACTAATTACTGACAAAGCTAAAATTGCACCATTCCACGTTTACAAGGTTGTAGATGAAAAGGCTGCAAAGAAATACAAATCTTTAGCTGCACAAAAAGACATCAACTTAAAAGAACTTGAGACATTACACAAAAAGGCATACGAACTTTACACAGGAGACCAACGCTTAAACGAGTTGTTAAAATATCCTAATGAGGAAGATTGCTGGAGTGATTTAGTAGAACAATGGTGCGGTTTTAAATTGATAACAGGTAATTCTTTTATTTATGGCAAACTTATTGAAGCAGGAAACAATCAAGGTAAACCTTATGAATTATTTGCTTTGCCTAGTCAGTATATGGCTATTATTGCAAATATCAATGTGTTCCCCCCAACAAGAGCTGGGTATCAACTTTATTACGGACAAATGTGGTCATTTGATACAAAAGAAATCTTACACGATAAATACTTCAATCCGCAGTGGGGTGTAACTGCTGGACAGCTTTATGGGCAAAGTCCCCTACGAGCAGCAGCCAAAAACTTGACTAGAAGTAACGAAGCTAAAACCGCTGCCGTTGCATCATTCCAAAATGGTGGACCTGCTGGAGTTTTATTTATGAAC